TCGCCATTCTCATATCCAAAAATAGTTTCATTTGAGCGAATATCATCTGCAGTGTTGATTGCAACGTTTATACCAGTGCAACCAAAAAATTGGTTGATTGTTTTTGATGTATAATCTATGGTATTACTACCACTAATGATTGTTCCTGTTGTTCCAAATCCAACAGTTGAGTCTACAGAAATAACATTAGCGTTAATTTGTGAGTTATTAAGTGCTTTAGTTTTGCCAGGTATTGTAAATATGCCACGAATAAGATCTCTATCATTATATCCTACAAACAACGACAATTTATAATATGATTTATTTGATCTGGAGAATATTTCTACTTCAGATACAGACGCACTAGTATTCAAGTCACTAGACTTAAATATTGTTTGCCCAACTAAGTTTTGAGGATCACCCACTGTTTCACCAGGTGCAGATACTAAATCAGCAATTACTACTTCTCTACGGATAAATTCTGAACTTGATGGTTTAATAAGATTTGTTTCTAAATCTAATATTTTTGCTTCAACACCATATAAAACTTTAAATAATATTCTTATAGATTCTTCAACACCTTTAGACTGATAAAAAGAACGAGCAAATTTTACAAAGTTACCAACATCTAAATTTTCAGAAAAATCGTTATTTTCAAGACCAGGTAAGAATGTTTTCTTCATCTTCCTGTAAAATTCTTGGATGAATAGAACTGAAAGATTAGTTACAGAAGAACCAGAAAGATGATTGGATGCAGAAGTATCCTCAAATTTAAGTGTTTCCTTATTAACATCGATTAAAGACGATGAAACTCCTACATTATAACCCGTAATTCCACTAAAACCACGAAGACATCCTGTAAATGAATTAGTTGTAATACCAGTATATGATATTATTTCATTATCAATTTTGAGTAAACCATACTCACTAGGAAAACCTTTTGTACTTGGAACTGTTATTGTGGTATCTGTAGAGTCAATTTCAGAGGTTATACTCGTAAGACCCACTACGACTTCAGGAACTAAGTTATCAACTTTAAGATATTGATCTAAATTGTTAATTAAATCACTTGGTCCTCCCTGAAATTCTTGAGAGATATAATATTGTTTGAAAAATTCTGTTGCTTTTGGAAAATCTGCGAGTATAAACTCAGGTAATTGATTTTCAATGATAGTATTGACCTTTATTCTTTTGTCAAATTGTGACATAAATTATTTCCTCTCTAAAACTCCATTTGAGTAACTTGAGGTAAAGTAATCTCTTGTGAATACAACACCTGAAACATCTTCTCCTGATGCAATTACGTCTCTCACCATATTTATCGTGCTATTAGAAGTGTCAAAACTGACAAATAAATCCTTTAATCCAACTACATCATTTGATTCGGGATATGCTTGAACTTCAACAATATTATTATCTGCTATAGTTGATTCAAAGTTAATTGTGTTTAATATTACTTCACCTTTTTTATAATCAACTCCACCAGCATCTTTTACTAATACAACCTGTTCATTTTTATTATTTCGTGAAACAACACTTATTTTTCCTTTCATACTGCCATCTAAATTACCTGCTGCGTCTTTATTTGGAACATCAGTTAGATATGCGATACTATTTGTACCAGACAATGTGAATCCTGTACTCTTAATATTAAGTCCTGCTGGATTTATGTTAAATTGATTACCAAAACATAATTCATACTGTGCAAATTGGTTTAACAATGCTTTTAGATCTCTTCTAATAATGACTTTTGTTATATTTGATGTAATTCCATCATCAACACGGTCAATAAGTTGATTTATTTTACTATATTTAAATCTACCACCAAATTTGTTTATTTCAACATTATCGGCATATAATTTTAATGCAGAGAATATGGATGATCTTAAATTTTCACCTGATGCCACCTGTGATGGGTTATAATATACTGTTGAGTCAAGTTCTACATATAGTATTTTTAGATCAACAATTTCAGAATTGATACCAGCGATAGCGTAACTCTTTAATTTATTTTTTATTTGAGTCTTATCAAAATCTGATACAAATGTTCCATTTTTTGGTTTGATACTTATCTGAACTTTACCAAATTGTGGTGGGTCAAGTTCTTCTCCACCAACAACTGCAACGGACTCTGTTTGAGGGAATATTCGAGAAATAATTGCTTCATAATCTCTAGGTGTAACTGCCCTGTATTGTGCTGAGTAAAGTCTTGGAGCGAAATACTTAATAGAAGACACATCCTCAACTTCAGCACCATTAGAAGCGTTACTGGTGGTAGTTATTGTAACATTATCGATTGGAACAAAGAAAGCACCAGAGTCTTTAATGAATGTTCCTTGAAAACTAAAATTAGATGGACCATTACCATCTAAACCATCTGTAACAATGTAAGTTGCAGTGATTGTTTGACGGTTTTCTAACTTTTTACCAAATAATCCATCACCAAACAATATTTCATATTTTTCATCCTGAACTTCTTGAGCAAGATATATTTCTGAAGTACTATTAAGGTCTAGTATGTTATCAACTTGAGAATATTTACGTCCTAAAGTAGTTTCATCTACAAGTGAAACATAAACTCTTAATGTTGAACTATCAATATTTGGAGAGTCAATAATATATCGTTGATCAACACTACTATCAACAAGATATGACCTAGAAAGATAAGTTCCTTCATATATTGTTATCTCATCATCAAATTGAGCGAAAGAATTAGATCCAATGTTCCTAACTCTTGATGATGTTATTTCATCTGGTATTGAAAATCTATATGTTGTATTTTCATTATTTCCAACACAAATAAGACCTGGTCTTAGTTTAATAAAACTTGGTGTATTGTCATTTGTCGGACCAAGATTTACATCATCTAGTTTTATCTTTGCAGTAGCAGCTGTTCTAGAACGAGGCACATAACCAATATTACGTGCAAGTGAAACAACGTTCTCACGAACTGTTGCCGAGTCTAAAAATGACTCATTTGCAGCTAGATTAGCATTGAACGCATTAATATAGGTATTATAAGCAAGAGTGTCAATTAGAACAGAGAAATTAGAACCCTCAAAATCAAAATCAGTAAAATTAGAGTTTGATCTTAAAAAATCTTTTATCTGTACTTTGATTTCCTCAAAGTCTAAGTTTGTAAATTGAAAAGCGGGCATATTATCTTGTTGGTTCTAAAATAAAAGTGAATTCTTGACGTGGAATCTCTAATCCATTGATGGTAAAGATGACTTTAATCTCAAGTGCATTACGATCTGGGAGTCCATCAACCTCTACTCCAATGTCATCTACCCTTGGTTCATATTTTCTAATTGTAGACCTTACTTGATCTTCAATAATAGTTACTGTGGTAGCATTAAAGTTCTCAAATAGTGAGGCTCTTATGTCTGTACCTAAAGTTGAATCAAAAAACCTTTCAGTAGGTATTAACTCAACTAAATTTCTCACTGATCTAACGACTGCACGTTCATTAAGCAGCACAGGAAGGTCTTTTGTCACTGGATGAGGTGAAAAAGACAAACTTATATCCTTAAATCTTCTTGATGTGCGTTGTGTCGCCATTAAATGATACTTTTAGATTTATTTATACCCAATTGCTGACGATTTAATCAAAAACATTTTTATAATCTTCTTCTAATACTTCTTCAAGGTAATTTTTATCCCAATAATCGTAATATTCTGTTTTTGCAAGTTTTTTTCTTGCTTCTGTAAGGTCTTTTCGTGGTTGGCAGAGCACTAAATTGTATTTTCCATTATTTGTTTGCACTCCATTAATAAATGTCTTCGATTTTCGATGATCAGCGATAAATTTATAGTTTTTATAGACACGATTATAGTCATCTACCATCGCATAGAGAAAATCTGGGTCATGTTCGTCTTCTACAGCAAAAATTACAACCTCCCAACCCCATCTAGGTCGAACTTTTCGTAATTCTTCGTCTAAAATGATAAAATTTGCCTTTGATGCATAGGGACATACCGCAAAATTACCTAATTCTGGTCTACTTTTGGATAATTCTTGTATCCAGTTGTAAATATGGTTATACTTCTTCTCTTTCATCGGGTGTAGTCCAGAAATAATCATCACAATCACCTAATCGACCCCAGTTTACATCATTCTCAACCTCAAAAATACGTGTTGACACCTTAAAATCAGGTGTTTTAACTGGATCTGGAGTCATTGAGGTGTCATAGATGCGACATCTATTGTTTGGATAGAGACAAA